CAGCCGGTCCTGTTGGTCCTCCGGTCAGGCGTCCTGTGCGTGGTCAGCGACCAGGAGTACCAGTTATTCCGCCATACGGCGGCATTACGCGGCCCATGAAGAGGCCAGTCAGCGCGGTTGCCAGACCACAGACGGATAGCTACTACAGCTACGGCAGCGCGTTCAAGGGTCGGCCAGGCATCTAAGGGAGGTCAATATGGGCATAACGGTTAAGCATACTCCCTCTGCTGGCGTCATAGGCCAGGCCGCAAACCTTGCTGGCGCCGGAGACCTATCCCGATTCGAGAAGGGCAGAAGCGATCGGTTCAAGCTTCAGCAAAATGAAATCGTGGCGCGGGAGACCTCGCAGCGGAATCAGATTGCGGCGGCAGAGCGGCAGCAAGCTCAGGGGTATGCGCAGCAAGAGAACATGGCGCGCTTGCAGAACCAACTGCAAGAAGAGCGTGACTTTCGGATGGCCGATATTGCCGAAGACAGTTACGACTACAAGTACACGCAAAAGCAAAATCAGCACATCGAAGAGTTGCAGAACGCCAAGGACTGGGTGAACAACAATTCGGGCCTCTCGGATGACCAGAAGGCCGAACTGCTATGGCAGATCGAGGCAAAATCAGCGGGGATCACGCCGGGGAAGTTCCCCAAAGATCCGAGTAAGCCCGATTGGCCAGAGGGGCAGGGCATTGGGGATAGTTGGACAAGTGAGTTAGGCAACACCATAAGCCGAGACGAGAAGGGCAATAAATTTGTTCTTGAGGAAAAGAAAGAGGATAAGTCCGCGGAGATTCAGGCGAAAAAACAAGAAGCGCTCGTTAAATCTCAACTGTCTTTAATCGAGAGTGAGTCCGCGATTTACACCCTGGCTGGAAAGACGATTGCAGAACAGATAAAATCCGCAGAGGCGGAAAACACACGACTTGCTAAGGCCGCGGAGAAGGATGGGGTGGAGTTTACTCCTGTACCAATAGACAAACAAACCATTATATCTGATGCTTATGCTCCCCTTATACCCTTATTAGATAAAATAAAGAGTTTAAGGGAGTCTCTAGAGCAACCTCCGCCAGAAGCACAGCAGTCAATGGCACCGGCACCTCGGCAGAACAATATGCAGGTGCCGCAGATATCGAGAGCGCAGGCTGCGCAGTTGCCTGTGGTGAATGGTCCTACGGCCTACAATCGGCTCAAGCCCGGCCAGTCCTTTATCGGACCAGACGGGAATGTACGCACTAAACCTTAAGGGGAATTAAATGGGTAATCCTTGGGATGATGATCCTATCGTTGCAACGGTCGAGGCCGAACCGCCTCCTCCGTGGTTGTCCGACCCTATCGTCGCGACGGTTGTGGGCGAGGCGGATCGTCCGTCAATCCTACCTCCACAGGCGCCGCCTGAATCTGAGATGGAGAATGCGATACCGCCTATTCAGGACACTCGCATTCCAGCATTGGACCTCCCTCAGTTTCAGATGCTGCGAAAAAAACAGGAGCAAAAACAGTTTGAGTACAACGAGAAAATTAAGGGTGCAACGTCAAGCATCATCACTAATGCCTCGTTTTTGCACGCGCAGGAACCGATTAAACCGGACGAAGGCGAAACGGTAGGACATGCGGCAGGCAAGCGGTTTATGAATGAAGTCGTGCCGATGCTACGGAAGGCGATCCCAGGTTACGAAATTAACGAACCGGACTTTAAGCTCTATACTGAGCAGTATATCGCCTTAGCGAAAAAGCCAGGCCCGATGGCGAGGGTTGAGAAGACCGCCAATCAAATGATCAATAACCCTGGGGAGCTTTACGGTCGCAAGGGCGAGGACTTCCAGACTACCGTTGGGTCTTTCTCTCAGCACCAAAAAGATCTACTGAATAACCTTATTCAGGCGCAAACAGTGCATAGAGATCGTGGTGTACTTGGTTCTATGGCCGAGGGCATAAGGCGCGGTAAAGATGACATGTTAGATAATATCATCCAATCTTGGATGTCATTGACGGGGTCTGAGCAGAAGGAAGACTTTGCCGCCCTCAGAGGTGCCATGGCTGTGGGGCAAGCGAAAGACACGACGTTTGGTAAAGGCGCTGGTCTGGTCGAGAGAGGCGCGCACTCTGTTGTGGAAATGGTTCCGGTTCTGGCAGCGGGCATAGCGGCCGGGGTGCTTGAACTCCCTTACTGGGTATCACAGGGAGTGCCACTAGCGGAAGATACGATGCGCGACATTGGGATTCCTGAAGGTTATTTGCGAACATCTATGGCCCTCGCCGCGGCAGTACCTTATGCCCTCATTGAAAAGCTTCAGCTTACGCAATACGGCAAGGTAGTGCAGGGGGAGGCACTTGAGGCCGCGAAAAAGGGGAGTGTTGAAGCACTTGCGGCTGGAGTAAAAAAACTAGGCATCCGCGAGGGGTTGAAGTCGGGATTAAAAGGCGCAGGCCGACTCGGCGTGACGGCTACAACAGAGTTTATAGAAGAACTGCTTCAGGACATCACAATTCGCACGACTAAATACGCGGCGGCATACATTCATGACAAGAAAATAGATGGATGGAAGGAAGCAGAGGATTGGTCTAAAAACACTATCGAGACAATCGTGCCGGTCTTGATGCTGACCGGGGGCGCGAAGGGTCTTAATATTGCGTCACAGAAAACCGAACAAGGCATGGCGTGGGCAAAAAAGTGGGCGGGTTCAAACCCCAGTGAGGCTAAACTCCTCGCTGGGTTGGAGCAACCCTCTCGCAATGACTTTAAGAAGTTGGGCATTTCTGAACAGCTTACGAGCGAAGAGCGCGCTGGTTTAGCGGCAAACGTGCGAGAGGCTCTTTTGTCCGGTGGCGAGGTGTTTGGCCAGACCTCTCAGGAGATGGTTCGGGGCGGGGAGGTGTTCGGCAGCGACCAGGCACCTGTCATTCAGCAAGCCCCCATAGAGACTGAAGAAGACGCCTACCAAGCCATGAAGCAGCGGTTCGATCCGGCCCCTGAGATTGAAGAGGGCGCCACCGAGACTCCGCCGTGGATTGGGATGGCGTCCAAAGTTACGCCTTTGGGCGACGTTGCTGCCGTAGCAGACCAAGACGCCTACCAAGCAGAGCAGGACGCCTACCAGAAGATGAAGCGGTCCGGCAAACTCCCGAAGGCCACCCCGCAAGAGCCCGTTAATGCGAATGTCCGATCATTAGGCCAGGTGACGTCAGAGGACGACCGAGCCCAGATCGCCAAGGGAAAGGAGATTGACGCCCTTCTTAAACCTCTCTACGAGATGGAGGCGTCGCTACCGCCCCAGGTGAAGGACAAGGTTGCCGGCGCGGTAAACAAACACCTGTCCACGGAGGCGATCCAGAATAACGACGTGGAGGGCATTACCGAGGGCGTCAAGGGCCTGAACCGGGAGTTGGGCCTCGAGATTGACGAGGGGGCAGACCCGAAGCGAGAGAGGAATCGCCTTCTGGCCATAGCCAATAAGTTCGATATTCCGCACACCAAGGGCAAGTCCCTTCTGGGCGTGGCGAAGACGATCAAGGCTTTCTGGAAGGACAAGGGGTATTTGGTGGCAGGGCCAAAGGCCCAGGCTAAAGCGGAGGCGATGGCGAAGACTGCTGCCGAAACCGAAGCAGTGGAGACCGCCGAAGCGAAGGCTCTCTACGAGTCGAAGGTCCAGCGGGTGGGGAACCTTCCAGACCGCGCTGGTGGAGTGGACGCCACTGTTCGACCACTGAGTGAGGTTTCGGCACCTGAGGCACCACCTCCTACTCCTGCGGCGCCGCCGCCGGCACCACTGCCGAAGTCCCCTCCAGCGGTAACGGTAAAGTCCAAGGGCCTGAAGAGTCCTGGGACGCCCAAAGTCGGCGAGGTGTTTGCCACAGAAACCGTGGGAGATCGTAAATACGAATACGCCATTATTGCCGAAAAACATCCAGACACCTCTCACTCCACTTACAAAGTAGGCATGAGATCTGTCGGAAGTACGCAGGATTTCGAGTCCGCGGGCACGGGAGGTGGAGTTGGAACACAGGCCGCGCTTGAGAGGTTTATCGCGCATAACGTTGCGCGTGGAAAAGAAATTGAGAGTTCAAATGAAAAGGTGAAGGCGTTATTCGCAGAAGAGAAACTCAGGATTGAAAAGATCGAGGCCGAAAAGACGGAGAAGCAAAGAGCCGAGGAACTGAAGCAGGCGAACGAGAAGGCCGAGCAAAACGCATGGGAAACCCATTTGAAATCCATACCCTTAAAGGGCAAGAAGGGTGAGGTGCGTATAAAGGGTGAAGGATTAGATACCGCCGTGCAAGGCACGATCTACGGGGACTTTGCAATCATAAAGAACACAGACGCAAAGCCTGTATTCCCGTACAGAATAACCCACATTCCTACCAGATTGAGCGTGATGAAGAACCTATCTCGCGAAAAGGCGCAGAACATTATCAAGGCTATTCACGATAGCGGGGTTAATACCAGTTGGAGTAGTCACGATGACGCGCCATCTGGCGCCACTGAAACCATGGCGAATATTGTGCGATCTGTTGCGGGTAATGCCATTCCGCGATACTTTAAGGACCGGACCGCTGTGAAGTCCGAGGTTCAACCGGCGCCGGTTGAGGCCAAGGGCGAAGCGAAGGCCGCGCCCAAGCCCACGGCCGCATCCAAGGCCAAGGTTAAGCCAATCGAGATACCTGGGATCAAAGACATACCGGCGCCCAAGGCCGAACCTGTTGTCGATAAGGAGGATGAATCGCCGAAGGATTTGCACGATAGGAATTTTCACCAAAAGATGGTCGATGAGTACAGGCACATATTCGAGGGAGATTTGCCGGCGAGGGTCAGGGGTGGTTTGCCTGCAATGTCTATGGGGCACTTGAATATCAAACCAATCAAGGCCACTGTTAGCAGGAATAAATCGAAGGTGGATAGCCTGAGTAATATCATGTCGAAAGAGCAGGGGCGTTACGCAATTAATGGCGTGTTCCACGACGCCACGGAAAATAGATTGGTCGCTACTGATGGGAAAAAGATTGTCGTCCTTGAGGAGAAAATCGAGGGTGAGAGTCGCACCGTAAACCCGAAAACCAACGAAACTCTTGATGGCATCTTTCCAAAGTGGCAAACAGTCATCCCAAAATCGTATGACACCTTTCCAATCGATGCAAAAACCCTACATGAGGCGGCAAATGGGGCGCTGAAGGCCGGCAAGCTTCAAAAGGAACCTTCGATCTTCATGCTGATAAAAGGGCCAGGGAAAAATGTCCTCGTTAATCCACAGGAGTTAGTACCGGTTTTGCAAGTGCTTCGAGAGCAGGGCGCGGAACAGGTTGGAATCGGGATCGCCGGAAGCAAGTATACCACAGCGCTAGTATTGACTCACAAAAAAAATATCGCTGTCGTCCTGGGGATTTCGTCAGAAGCCAAAGGTAACGATTATGGTTCACGAGTTGAATTCGACATAACAAAAGGCGACGTCATTAAGAGAGTCGATGAAGGCCCTCGGGTTGAGGCCAAGGTCGAGGAGAAAGCGCCGGATGACGTGAAACACAAGATTCACGTTGTGAGGGTAAACGGCGGCGAGATTAAGGACGCGTTCCCCGGGGCGACCGTCGAAAGGGCAGCAGACGGCAAATCTTGGTCGGTTACCCTACAAGGCGGGGGCAATTTTAGGGTCGAACTGCGCAGTGATATCCCCGTGGATGTCCCCACGATCATGTCCACCTACGACGTCTCTCGAAAAGAGGCTGAGAAGATGGCCGCAGAGGGTGCGGCCGGGGCCGTCCAGTCCGCTGGGATAGAGATCTCCCTCTCGGACGGCAAAACATACACCCCTGAGAAAATAATCGCCCTATTCGATCCAGACAAGGCGGACAGGGGTACTGTGCGGCATGAGGCCCTCCATTTAGCCAAGAAGCTTGGCCTGTTCGACACCCCAGACGGCAAACGCATCTGGGGCGCCCTATCCCTGGAGTACGGCAGCGAGGAAAAGATCGCCAATGCACGCGAGGCGTGGGAAGGCCAGGATGGCCTCTGGCAGAGGATCCGGCAATGGGCCTCTGTCTGGTTGGCCAAGCTCGGGTTCGATTTGGACCCCGATGTCGCCATGGCCGAGACGTTTTCAGAGAGATTTTGGTCGCAAGGCGGCGGGTTGGGACCCAGTGGGGTCAGATACAGCCTGCGGAAGGAAGTCGCCCTAACGTCCATCAAGAACGACGTGGTCGAGGAACTCAGGCGCCAGCGCGGTGAGGGGGAGCTCGATGGTGTCGTTCCCGAGGTGGCGCAGCAGTGGTTAGATGATGCGGTTTCCACTCTAGCACTGGACAATAATGCTGGCAATCGTCTGGTAACAGAACTCGACGGCAACGCCAGGATTCTGAGCCCCCGGGAGACGGCACTGCTTCAGATGTACTACCGAAGTGCCACCAATAACTTCGAACGGGTGTCTGAGGCCCTGTTTACTGCCGATAGGGGCGGTGATCCGGTCAAGATCGCCCAGGCCCAAATCGATGCAGACCTTCAGATGGCCCTACTAGCCAAGATCGAGGAAGTGGCTCAGAAGGCAGGCTCTGAATGGGGCCGTGCCGGTGTTGCACGCCAGATTGTCCTGGCCAAAGACTTCTCCATGGGCGCAATGGTCCGCAAGATGCGCGTGGCGAATGGCGGCAAACAACTCTCGACGGACGATCTGAAGGCGATCTCCAAACAGGCCGAGACGATTAAGCGCTTAGAAGGACGCCTCAAGGAGATGGAGGCAGCGGCAGCAGCGGCCGAGATGAAGCCTATTGTCGCGCAGCAGATTGCCGAGGACATCAAATCCTCAGAGGCGTCCAAGCCGAAGTCCAAGGGCGCGAAGGTTAAAACGAAAAAGGCTGAGGCGCTGTTGAAGATCAAGAATCGATGGGAGAAGCTCGGGAACATCTTTACTGAAGTGGCGGAAAAGCCCGATGTCGCGGCAAGTGGCATGAAGTTTCAGTTGAAAGCGGGCGACACCAGGACGTCTGACGAAAACATTGATCCAGTGCTGTACGAAGCCGCAAAGGAACTGGCTGAGGTCTATATCGACGACGGCATGACCAACGCATCGGCATTCTGGAATGTCGCGAAGCAGCACCTGGGAACCAACGCCTCACAGGCTGAATCGACATTTCGTAAGGCGTGGTCCGATGCGGCCGCGGCAGAGGGGGTCGAGGCGCCCGAATTGGGGTTCGATGATCCACGCGCCATGACCCGAGAGGCGCGGATGATTCAGCGCCAACTTGTAGACGCAGGGATGACGGATCATAAACAGATTCTAAATGCGGTCCACGAGGCTATGCAAGACTCCATCCCTGAACTTACCCTCAAAGACACGATGGCCATCCTGAGCGCCTACGGGCAATTTACGCCAGTATCGAAAGATGATGCCGACGTCCTCATCCGAGACATGAATGGGCAGCTACTGGAATTATCCAAGCTAGAGGCGCTTTCAGAGGGAGAACCTCTACAGAAAACAGGCCAACAGCGCCCTGAACCAACCCAAGACCACCGGCGATTGATCCAACAGGTGTACGAAGCGAAAAAACAGGCTGGGTATGGTCTTGTGACGGCTAAAACAGCCATCAACCACAGGATCGAGGACCTGAATTGGGAGATTAAACATGAACGGTTAATCGTAAAAAACAGAACCGAGATGGTGGTTGACGCGGAGTTGATGGAGAAACGCAAGGAACGTGACGAGTTACTGAAACTGCGCAGGGAAATCATCCCAGCTAAGAAGGCCACCGATGAGCAGAAGATCGCTGCGTTAATTCGTTGGCATGATAAAGCCATTGCTGACCTTACGGCCAAACTCGAAGCCGGCGACATCAGCCCCAGGGCGAAGGGCAAGCCCCTGTCCTCGCTGGAACTGGACGCCGCCCGCGCCGACCTAAAAGCATTACGGGCTCAGCGACAGGCTCTCAGGGACTTGGCGAATCCGAAGAAGACCAAAGAGGAACGGGATCGATCGAATTACGAGGCCAATCTACGTCGGCGAATCGCAGACTACACCCTTCGGAAAAAGGAGCAGGACTTTGAGAGGAAACCGAAAGAGCCACGCAAGTTGTCCAATGATGAGATGAAGTTGAAGCGGCGCCTTGAGGAGACCAAGCAGGAGTTTTTAAGGGCAGCGGGGTTGAAGAAGCTCGAAAATATGAGTCCTGCTGAGAGGACTTTGAATTACACGGCGGAAACGATGTATGTGATGCGGGCTATGATGACGTCCTTCGACGTTTCGGCCGTATATCGGCAGGGCGGGGCAGTTGTTGCCGCGCATCCCCTCCTCGCGAAGAAGGCGTATGCTGAAATGGCAAAGGCTATGGTCAGCAAGCAGGCCAACTTCAAGTCAGCGGAGGACATTCGTAATGACCCGCTTTACCAGTTTTCTGTGACAGTAGGGCTGAGTATATCGGATGAAAATGGCGATATTGTAAGACAAGAGGAGATTAACCAGGGTCGATGGGCGAAGAGGGTCCCTGGGGTCGCAGCCAGCGGCCGGGCCTACGCAACTTTCCTGAATAACATCAGATTCGGCTTATTCAAGCTGCTGGTTGCAAACATCGGCAAGAACGGGCAGGTGACGGTGGCTGAAGGGAAGGTTATCGCAAACTACATCAACGTCGCCACAGGTCGCGGTGATTTCAAGGCCCTGAATAAGGCCGCAGCAAATCTGAACCACCTCTTCTTCGCCACCCGCTGGGTTGCCTCGCGATTCCAATACATGGTTATGCCTGCGTATCTGCCCTTCACAAAGACATCTTGGCGCGTAAAAAAAGCTATCGCCAAAGAATACGCCAGGACCTTCACGGGCGCATGGGCGTTCGCCGGAACGCTGATGGCGCTGGGCTACCTCGCCGCTGGCGATGACGAAGAAGAGAAACCGACGATGTCGTTCGATCCGAGGTCGTCAGACTTTTTAAAGATCAAAATCGGGGAGACAAGGATAGACCCGTTCTTCGGGTTGCAGCAAGCTTTGGTTGTGTCTGCGAAACTCGCGACCGGCGAGAAGGCAAACTCAGACGGCAAGGTTGTCAGCCTGACCGAAACGAAAGGGTATAACGCTGATACGCGACTGACTGTTGGTGCAAAATTCTTGCGAACCAAACTGGCTCCAATCCCTGGGGCCATAGTCACCGCCGCAGACGATATGACCGACGTTGTTGGCCGGAAGCACACACCATTCTCGCTCGGCAGATCATTGGTTACGCCGTTGTCCTTCGGTGAAGTCGCGAACTCGATCGAAGCCCAGGGAGTTCCAAAGGGAACGGCAATCTCGATACTGACCCTTCACGGCGTAGGAGCCGGTACATACGGCCCCAGGACACGATATCTAGCGGGCTCCGAAGAGGAAAAGGCAAAGCAATTCAAAAACGATTTAACGAACGCCGAGTGGAACGACAAACCTCTGGCGTACTCGGACCAGATGACCGAGGAAATGCTGAAGAAATACGACGTGGCCAAGCAGAAACACGGCGGGCGAATGCTCTACTACCTCACGCTCGATAAGCCTGATCTGAAGGCATACACAAAGAGGTATAAGGATAAAGACGACGCGAAGGACAGATTTGAAGATGCTTTGAAAGAGTGGGATGGCAAGCAGGCGCGGGCGCTAGAATCGCTGAAGGGATTCCCAAAGGCAGACGCAAAAGATTACTTGCGCCTATATCGAAAAAGCCTTGGGTATAAGGCAGCAGTCACGAACAGGGACATCAACGCGATTTTTAAGAAGATCGATTGAGGGGCGAAGCAAGATCTTTTCCAAAAAAAAACACCCCTGGAAGCGATGGCTACCCAGAGGTGTTCTTTAGCCAGAGTAACCGGGGACCCTAGGAACGGTTCTCCGACAGATACGGAATCTTAACGACGCACGATGACTTTGCAACACAAAAAGCTATTATTTTGAGCCACCTCCAGATTATTTCCAGATTTTCGTTGACTAACTGTGAACATTGACCGATACTACTCTCATCGAAAAGGATATTTATGAAAACAGCCTCACAAGTTATTAGGCAGTCTGGGTTTACGCAGGCCCACATAGCGCGTGAGATCGGAGTATGCAGATCCTACGTCTGCATGGTCGCTAACGGCACGCGCACGCTGGGAGTGCTGCACTCACTGAGACTCGCGGAGTTATGCGGGCTGCACGTGAGGGTCACGAAGCACGGCATGAGGTTTGCGATATGCCACTGACGCCATGCTCCGTCCCCCTGTGCGACAAGGAGAGGTTCAGCCGGGGGCTGTGCCGGGCGCATTATATGCGGTGGTGGAGGACAGGAGACGCTCTGCGAGGTGTCAAGGACCGCCTCCTGGAAATATACGACACGGAGGCCGACATGAGCGCCGAGTACATGATGCGGTGCGAACTCCTACTGTGGGAGGATGCCCTTATCTGCACCGCGGGTCTTCGAGTGAGACTCAGGATCAAGAAAAATATCGTGGAGCTTCAGAAGAGGCTCAACGAGTTCGACGAGAAACCAAAAAGGAGAAATTATGTCAAATCAGTTGCAGGTGTCCCAACCCCAACCCCAACCCCAACCCCAGTTCCAGGAGATCCGCCCGTACTCTGCGGGTGAGATTGTCTCGCAGGTGCGGACGATTCAGGAGGTCCTGGAAGCGGTCATGACGTCCGGCACCCACTATGGGACCATCCCTGGTTGCGGAGAAAAGCCCGTTCTATTTAAACCAGGCGCGGAAAAGATTTTAACGACGTTTCGGATTGCTTGCCGGCCAGAGGTCGAAGACCTTTCCACCTCCGACGAGAGGCGGTATAGGGTCACCTGCCGCGGGATCACCCCCAATGGCCTGGAGGTTGGCGCTGGAGTTGGAGAAGCATCAACAAACGAGGAAAAATTTAAATGGCGGAAGGCCATCTGCGACGAGGAATGGGACGCCACTCACGAGGACCATAGACGGGAAAAGTGGGGAAAGTATCAAGGTAAGGCTTTCAGCACGAAGCAGGTGCGAACCAACCCCGCGGATTTAGCCAACACAGTGCTGAAGATTGCCAAGAAACGGTCGATGATCGATTTGTGCCTGACGGCAACCGCGGCCAGCGACGTTTTCGACCAGGATCTTGAAGACCTCCCCGCCGAGATTGTCGAGAATTTAGCTGGAAAAAACCAACCTACAGTTAAACAACCGGCCAGAAAGACACCTCCGGTGAAGGCCGCGCCAAAGCCCACTCCCAAAGCCGCGCCAACTGTCGATCCAATCGCGGAACCATCCGCGGGATCACCCCCAATGGCCTGGAGGTTGGCGCTGGAGTTGGAGAAGCATCAACAAATGAAGGCCGCGCCAAAGCCCACTCCCAAAGCCGCGCCAACTGTCGATCCAATCGCGGAACCATATGACGACGAGACCGGCGAGGTCCTCGTAGACCTGAGTGCAGAGGGCGTTGAAATCCCCGAAGACGACCTGGCGGGCATGAACATCCCGTCGCCCGAGGATCTGGCGAAGTGGCAGACGGCCCAAGGTGTAATCAAGGCTGTCACCGACAAGCCCGCGAAAACCGGCGGGAAACGGTTTGGCGTGTTGATAGATGGAACCTGGTACGGATCTTTCAATGAGTCCTTGGGAGCTTATGCCCAGCGCCTGAAGGGGGCCACTGTAATCCTCTGGTATGAGAGTAGCGGTGAGTTCAAAAACTTCATGTGGCTCAGAGAGGCTTAACATGCTCGAATTTGTGCCAGAAACACATACGTACTGGTGGGATGGGGAGTGGGTTCCATCGGTGACGTCAATTATACAGGCGGCGCGACTTGTGGACGACACTCACTTCACCGCGTTTGCGCGGGATAGGGGCACGGCCATTCACGCGGCGATTGAGTACGACATCGCCGGGGACCTGGACGAGGGCACGGTCGATCAATGGTGCCTGCCGTATGTCGAGCAGTTCCGGCACTTCAGGGCTGACACCAAAATACGTATCCTAAGGTCGGAGTGCCGCGTGTACTCCAAAAAATACCGATACGCGGGGACTTTCGACCTGTACGGGGTCGTGAATGGTAAGCGAATCATCATCGACATCAAAACGGGGACAGTCCCGAGAACAGTTGGGATGCAGACAGCGGCCTATTTCCAGGCCGCTAAAGAGCAGCGGTTGCGACCACAGGCGCGGTACTACCTGCACCTCCAACCGGAATGGTACAAACTCCGAGAGTGTAAAGATCCGATGGACCTTGAGAGGTTTTTGGACGCGTTGGCCGCGTTCTATAAATAGAGAGGAGACTCACGTGGAATTGCCTGACACCCATGATGTTGAGGTGCAAAAGAATAATCTAGTCAATGTGATCCTCAATACAGCGATCACGAGCCAGCAATCGTTGGATGTCGCAGCGGTCATCCTACAGCAGGCGCGCGACATGAAGGACGAGATCGAGGCGACGTTTGGCGAGGTGCGACAGGCGGCGCACGGCACCCACAAGGCCGTTATGGCGGCACAGAAGAAACACCTGGACCCACTTCTCGATGCCGAGAAAATGCTTCGTGAGAAGATCTGGGCCTTTTTGGACGCGAATCCAGGCGCCGAGGCTCCTGGCGTCAGTATGATTGATTCCTGGGATTACGAGGTCGTAGACGAGGCGAAGGTGCCGCGCCTCTATATGACGGTTGACACGACAAAGGTCATGAAGATCGTGAATAGTTTAGGTAAAGACACGAATATTGCTGGGATCAAGGTGAAACAAAAGGGAACACTGATGGTGAGGAAAGCATGATGAAATTCACCATACCAGGTAATCCGCAAGGGTATTACGCACAGGGCGCACGCAGCAAGTGGAAGATGAGCGCAAAGCAGCGTGAGAGGACCGAGAAGTATCGGGCCTATCAGCAACTGGTGAGGATATTCGCCGGGCAACATTTGAAGCTGCCGCTTAAGGCCACGCGAAATTCGCCTGTCTACATCGGAACGGTTAGTTATTTCCGAAACGGGGTACACTGCGACCCTGGGAATGTGCAAAAAGGCATCTGCGATGCGCTGTTTTTGGGCGGATCAGGCGATAAATACACGGCGGGCTGGTTCGACTCCCCGCGCTACGACAAGGACAATCCGAGGGTCGAGGTCGAGGTTCGTTTTGTGGATGTTTGAGTTATTCGCCCTCCACACAGAGGGCGGGGATTGAAACGAGGAAACATGAAAGAGCGCGTGCTGTACTTTATACTGGGGACCCTGAGCGGGTGGGCTATCTCTACGATTCTCCCCCCCGGTCGATTCGAGGTAGTCGTACCACCTGCCAGGGTCACAGTGGTACGGGTGATCGAGGAGAAATTGGTGGTCTCGGACGTGTACCAGGGTGGCGTAACGATAGTGAACGAGGTCGCCCCGACCCCAGTAACTATTTCGAGCCCGGTCGTCAACTTGGGCGCCACGTCCGTCGAAGCGAAGTTTCCGGCGATAAAGATCGTCCTGGCGCCAGATGGTGGCGTTATCGAGCGGGATCACGAAGCTGATCGAGTTCGAGAGGGCATGGAGCGGTTCAGGCAGAGCATGGGACTTGATGCGAAGGGCGAGATGCTACCGCCGCCGAAGGGGGAATGAATGAGCGACCATGAAAAGCCATGCCCGTTTTGCGGGAGTGACGACCTCGGTATTGGGCAGGGAGCCGAATACCCAGAGGGCCAATCTACCTACGTGTTCTGCGGAACATGCGGAGCGCAAGGGCCGTGGATATATACCAGGGATACGGGGTCGGATGTGGCGGTGGCATGTGAGGCGACAGGCTGGAACAAAAGGCCCGACCCCGATTTGGTCACGAAGCCAACTTCGTTACCAGAAGGCCCTCCCCGCGCAAATGCGGAGGCCGTGGCCATGCTCTGGAGGTTGTCTGGCCTAATGGGTGAACTGGCGGGGCGGACAGCCGAGGAGGCCAACGAAGCATTCGACAAGGGTGACTACCACGACGAACTGTTTGGCGAGGCTCGGGCGTACCGGGCGTGCAAAAAGAGGATCGAGCAGGAGATTAGATGGCTGGAAGGCGCAACCGAAGAAGCAAGCCAGGGTACGCCCGAGACCTGTTTTTAGAAGGGGGGCATGATGCGCGTCACGACACGATTTATCAGCCAAAAACATTCTGGGACGGACGTTTTCTGGCGAGCAAAAGAGGGCTGGTTTGCGGCAAAGGATAAAGAAATAGCGAAGAAGATGGATGATGCTTACGTGTACGGCCTTAAGGCCGATATCGAGTGGGAATATCGCGGACACAAACATATCGTAATGTCGATCACGCTCCATGATGAGAAAATGATCGATAACAACTCAGTCGGCGGAACGATGACGCCGAATTGGACGGGAGATTGAATATGGGAACGGATCAGGACTGTAATAACTGCGCGGACTGCGGAGGCCCGTCAATGGTTATTATGGACACATCTAACGATTGGTTGTGTGTGCCATGCCTGGACAAACGAGTGGGCGCGTATGCCGATCAGGCGGGCGAGGAGGTGGTTACGCTGCGGGATCGGTTCGCTATCGCGGCAATGCCCCTGTACATTCCAGGCGGTCCGATAGGAATGGCTACTTTGCCGGAATATGCACAGAAATGCTACCTACTAGCAGATGCAATGATGAAAGCGAGGAAAGAAAATGGATAATCAAAATTTTAAGCCCTTAAGCGCCGAGGAATTTATAACGTTTGTGGATGCGTGGCAGGACTCCGAAAATAAGGACATCGGCGCGGAGATGGCAGGACGGATATTGCTCACTACCGCAATGCTGGGTACGCGGGCGCAAAATATCGAGGAACTGCTGATTTGTGCCGTGATGGCTGGCGCACATAGACTGGGCGAATGGGGGGCGATGCTTTCCATACCCAAAACCGTACTGACGAATATGCCCGAGGGCACACAACTGGCCATCTCAGAGATATCAATACCGCCCACGATTGAGGTGCGCGTGCATTTGCCCAAGAAGCCAATCGTGATAGCGCAAGACTTCAGGAGGAACGGAATATGAGTATCGAAACCCTGGTCGCGATGATCCCCAAAAAACTGCAATTGTCTGTAGCATTCCACCACAAATGGACGCAATTCCTGGCGCACCGGGGCGCGCTAAAACACGCCGCGGAATTGGATTGGTCGCCCGAATGGGGGCGGCGCACATTGCGCAGACTATCCACACTCGGCATTCGACCGGCCACGGAAATGTTAACCGAAACTATCCAGTCCGGCGCCGCTGAACCTCGCACAACACGTGCAATTCGCCTGGAAGATGATTTCGAGGACGAGGACGAGGAAATAGACGAGGACGAGGAAATACCTGTTGGAGGCGCAGCGGACGCGGTTTTGCCGCCCGTCCAGGGCGGTGATGGGCCGCTATTGGCCACCGCGAAGGCCATTTACGCCCTCTACCCACGCCACGAGGGGTATAAACCGGCGATTGTCGCCATCTGTGACGCCCTACAGACCGCTCCGGCTGAGGTTTTGGCCAGCCTGACGAGGCGATATGCACAAAGCAGACTCGTGCGAGAGGGGCGGACCGAGATACCCCTGCCGGAAAAATGGTTCAAGGACGAGATGTATCTGGACGATCCCTTAGACTGGGAAGGAATCGAAAACACAACCAAACAAACGGAGGATGAATAATGCCAGCATACGAAAAATTAACGTGGAAAACGCGAATGGATTACGCCATCCAGATAATGGCCGGCATGATGGCAAACGACCGCGTTTTTGGACCCCACGATCAAGATTTACGGACATCACCTATTTTCGACCAGGCGATCATGGCTGTGGACATGCTTTGGGCGCGTGTTGCCGACGAGCCGGACCGGGAGGTGATCGCAGAGGAAAAGGCCAAACTAGAAAATCTGGAATCCGCCAGGAAACTGCTCTATGGAATCGGGAAACACAACCCCACGACCCAGCGCGATAAGCTGTTGACCACCGCCGTGCGGGGACTGGTGCGTGAGGCCAGCGATGAGGGCGCCGATATAGATGATGTTTTGCGCGATGCCGAGACACAATCCGGTTTAGAGATGGATGAAATCGAGAGGATTGAGGCGGCTAATGCGAAAATAACGGAGGAAGACGAAACCCCTGGTGGCGCTCAAGTAGTGTCTTAATTGTTTTATGGTGCCATGCCCCACCCCGAAAGTCACGCCCGCCCGACGTTAAGGCCCGGCCAATCGCCCGATACCCAAGGCCACCCCGCCACAACCTCGCAATTTCCTCGATGGTCTCCTCTTCCTCAGGGCACGGCACCACCCTATGCCGGTGCGTGCCGCCCTCGGGATCCTTCCGGTGCGGCTCAACTGGCGCGTCTGGGTCCTCCATGTAGCCGTATGGCAGCTGCTTGGACATCCGCCGCCCTTCGGCCATATGCCGTTTCATCGCCAGAGATGTCCGAATTCCGATCAATTTGCGTTCATATTCCGCAAAAACTTGCAGTATCTGCCGAATCATGACTTGATCGGGCGTGTCCCCGTTGCAATCCGATCCGGAATAGATGATTCTCGCCTTACGCTTTGCGACCTCGCGTTTGATGAGCTCGGATAAATAGACGTCACGCGCCAGTCGGTCAGGTTTCATCGCCAGTAGGACCATACCCGCTTTCAGGGCATCGACACAGGCCCACAGTCCAGGCCGATTCTCGTCCGCCCCCGACCTCTCTTTGTCGGTGAAGACCCCGACCACTTCCAGGCCATTCTTTGCCGCATAGTCACGGCAATGCGCTTCTTGCTGTTCGCAAGAGGTGCATTGCTCCGCGTTCGAGCGTGGAGAAAAACGAGTATAAATGATGGCATCCATCATATCCACCCCATTGACTTTAAGCCAAGAAGTAGAATGGCTATCGCAAAACAGGCGCCGACGATCATAGCGCTCTGAACCTGCTTCGGGTCCATATCATCCATGTTTTCCCTTTCTGCCGACGTGTCGGCCCTACGTTCCACGGCGCTATCAAGCGCCTCTCAATGCCGCAAGCCCGGCAAAACTGCTGCCGGGCGATTTGGGGTCTGGGTGTCGGCGTGGATACCTAGGGTATACACGCCGTATCCATGACGACCAAGAATGGATGGTTCTTGGTCGTCACGTAACACGTTCCGCTGTTGCTGAAACAGCAACAGTATACACGGTATAGGCGACCTTCTAACCGGACCTTGTAGTCCGTAGGTATTTTTTTACCATAACCTGTGACATCCCTACCGCTACCGGGGCGCCCCTCAAAGGCTGACCGGAGGACCTTAGCGTCTGGGTATACTTTGTCTAAGTACGTCACCATGTTTATCCCCGCTTTCCGCCCTCTTAGGGCTATATTAATGTTCAAGTATCGCCGCTAAACGTTACGACCAAATTGACTTTAAGAACTGTGCAAGCAGCTCCTCGCAATTGTCCGCCGTTGCTTCAAGGTCACAGGCCGACATGGCCTTATAGCTGAATTTTACATTACACGGCACATTGCGGTACCCAGTGCATATACATGCACCTGGAACTATGTCGCCGACGTCGTACACGTCAAAATTCCAGCCGAGCGTTCCGCTTGAGCAGGCTACCGCGCTACGTTTCTGTAGCATCCCATGCATAGCACAGTAATCTACGCCTAGAATTTTCGGGTACCCTCTACGTATTGCCTTTGCTGTCGTTTTATACTTCATCGTATCCTCGCTTTCTGGCCGTTTAGGCCTTGGTTGTCTTTCAATGTCCTTCCACACCCTCAATCTACCTCAACCTGACCCGATGTCAACAATAATTTTGACAAAATCTAAAAATAAAGAGTCAACAAAGGGCATCTAGCGTATATATTCCGACACAGACCCTAAAAAAAACCTGCGATCGGGTTAACTCCTTGATGGCATTGGAGATCGAATCAAAGTGCTCGTTTTTTCAACGGGGTAAGGGGTCGCCCGCCACCGGCGGGAGAGAGAGAAGGAAAAGAAGAAGGGAAGGGGAAGGAGGGCACAATGTGTGGTGTCCGTGTGACACTATCTCAATCGAGCTCGGAGATGGCGCCCGCAGTACGATAGTGTCGTGAAGACAATAAGCAGACTAGGGCAAGCTGGCTGGTCGCGACCAGGCGCGACTTCCCCCGGGCAATGGCTTGCCTGGCAAGGGCTTGTGAGGGCTTGCGAGTGGCGCAATGGGGACGCATGGTGCCAAGGTCGGCGCCTGGGCTTGAATCAAGGGCATCGAGAGGGAGGCGAGAGGGGGCGACCGAGCAAAACTTGAACCACCCCCCCACCCTGGCCCGACCCGGTCCTCGTAGTGTACCCCCCTCTGTCTTGATTCAGTTAGATCACCTCAGAGAGATCAAGTTATCAACCATGTGCATAGAGAGTGAGGGTAGGGGGGGTCTAAATCTTAGCCAGGGGCTCCGGGGTGGTTGGGGCCGGTTCTTTCTGGCGTGGGATACTATCAGGGAAGATTGGGGAGGATTGGGGAAGATTGGGGAAGATTGGATGAGGGGAGCAAAATCTTAACCAAGACCCCGGGGTGGGTGTGGGGGGGTTCTTTTTATGCGGGTGGTTGCGGGTGGTTTCTTAAGGTCCTGGACCGATTATGATAATCCCTGCATTTTCTTACGTAGGTCTGTTACGTGTGTTTGGAGCCATTGTCTGGCGGAGAGTTGTCGTTCGGCGCCTAGTGCCTTAAGGAAGGCCATATCAGGGATTGTGAGGTTGATGGTAATGCGTTCTGATCTGACGAGGGAGCGATCTGCGAATGGTTTTCTTCCGGCGTCGTAGCGGATGCCGCCCCATTCGCGTCTGAGGTGGCGGTAGCGGCCTTTGTGGTCTAGGCGCCAGCGTTTGGGGTTTCGTCTGGAGATACGTCTGAGGCGATCGACGATGATGATTCTGTCGTAGTCTTCGAGGGTGAAGCCTAGTGGTGAGCCGTCTAGTGCGAGTCCGCGGAGGGCGCGGCGGCATTGTCTGACGCCCCAGTCTTCGATATCGTTTTCTTCCATGCCTAGTCCTTGGTGGTTGAGGGTAGTAGGCTGAGGCGTTTTGCCACCCTGGGATCGATATTATAGTAAAGTGGCCTCTGGATACCAAATTGGAATAAAAACGATTGTAGCGCGGTTTGCACTAGGTGATCACCTCTTCCTTGCCTGTTCTAGGTATGCTTCGATGAAGGCGTGCGCTGCTTGGGCAACGATTGAATTGCCGAAACCCCGCAATCGTCCCACGCGGGCGGGAGCCCCATGAGCCAGCGGGAATGTGCCGGGTTCAACTGGCCTCCACTGTCCATCCCGGCAGAAGAGCCAATCAGCTGCCATCCAGTGGCCGTTAGTCGGGCCGGGCCTTGCGCCAGCCATGCCGCGTCCGCAGGATTCAGACCGGGATTCATCCCCCGCCGAATCTTCGCTTCTGGGTCTTCGCCCTTCCCATTGTTCGTGGTATTCGGCGTCGGCCACCCCGCCAGCTTGACCTGCGATCCGAGCCCCGCCGCGTCCTCGTTCGCAGTCGGACTGAGCCACCCAGTATGCCCGGTCACGGATGTGCGGCGCACCGACCCCCGCAGACGGAAACGGGACACACCCGAAGGCGTAACCCATGGCTTCCAGGTCAGCGTGTACAAGGTCGATCCAAGGCTCTGTAGCTTTACTCGCAACCTGCTCTCCAAAGATCGCTGCAGGGCGACACTGCTGGATAAGCCATTGCCACGCGGGCCAAAGGTGCCGCTCGTCAGCAAACCCTGCGCCTTTGCCTGCCGTGCTGAAAGGCTGGCATGGGCAGGATCCGGTCCAGACGGGTTTGTCGTCGGGCCAACCGGCTTGGCGGAGGGCGTAACTCCAGACGCCGATTCCGGCGAAGAAGTGGCATTGTCTGTATCCCAGAAGGTCATTTGGCGTGACATCTTCAATACTCCTTTCGTCCACATCGCCTGGTGCGATATGCCCTTGTTTTACCAACTCCCTGAGCCAAGCGGCTGATCCCCTATCGATTTCGTTATAGTAGTTCATTTCTTCCTTGCCGCCTCTTTTGCGAGTCGTGCCTCATACGCGGCCGCCAAGATTTTGTTTTCTGCCCAAAGGATCTTTTGCTCCTCAAGATAGGCTGCTTCCGTCTCGGGCGTGTCTTTCACCCATTCCTCGTTGTCGTCGTTGTCGTCGATGTCCAGGATTGAAAGATTTTCGTCCTCGTCGTCGTCGGTGCCGCCGGCGGGTCGGAAGCTGGCGTTGCCGGTGTTTCGTGCCGTCCAGTTTTTGCGGTCATCGAGGAACCGGTCCTGGTTGTACCAGGTGCTTGCGTGGGGTAGGAACTGAGATTCGGTGGTTTTCACAAGTGCGGACTTGGCATATGCCTTGGTCGCTTCCAGGACGGATTCTGGGGAGTTCCCGCGGTCGATCGCCTTCTGGATGGCCTTCAGAGCGGCGCCCCTGCCGACTTTCTTCGGATAGGCGTCGTAGATCTCGAGGGCGATGTCGCTGGCATCGGATTGTCGTTTCTTCTTTTTTGGTGGATCAGGCTTTTCAGGAACCACAACCGCACAAGATTCTGTTTCTGTTTCTGTTTCTGTTTCTGTTTCTGCTTCTGCTTCTGCTTCTGCTTCTGTATGTGCTAACACGGTTAACACAGGGCTAACAGGAGTTAACACAGGGTTAACAGAAGTCTCTTTTCCTCTTCTTTTCGCCATATATTCTCGCATATATTCGCGTTTCCCATCTTCGTTCTTGAATGATCGATACTTCAGGTAATTGACGATTAGGTAGCCACGCTCTGCATTAGAAGGCACGACCCGTTTTCCACTATAATCTTTGGAATTTGAATCAGGATCAGGAGATGCGAGGTGAGACATTGCATACTTGAATAGGTTCAAGGGAATATTTAGGCGCCGCGCAATGGCAATATCGGTTCCAATAACCGTGCCCTGCTTATCGGCAATGGCGAGGAGCATCATAAACACATATCTGGTGTTGATGTCTTCCTCCATCAAGGACGATTCGGTAATTCGCTCGAACAATTTTGCATACATTATTTCCCCTCCTTGTTAAGTTAAAAGTGTTAGATCTGTTAATAAGTTAACAAGTTAACAAGTGTTTACGTCTGTGTCAATATGGAATATCTTCCTCTGATTCCTTTCCGCTTTGTTCGCGTCTATCCTTGCCCAGGAACCCGATCCAGGTGAACATCTGGATCCGAGACAGCATGGCTGATCCGTATTTACGTTTCAAATGTAGTCCATCGTCCATCGACGAAATTAGGAGCGGGCCTTGGGAGTTGAGCCTTGCATCCACGATCCTGAGGATTAATTCTGACCAACCGGGGCTTGTCGTGGGCGCCGTGATGTCGTCGATTACGAGGTGGGGCGCGCTGATCAGCGTTTTGAAATAGGCTTCGCGCTGTTCGAGGGGCAGTCCGGACCACGTTTGTTTGAGGTCGATGGCGTTGTGGATTTTGACTCGATACCCTTGCTTCGCCAACGAGCGGGCGATGGCGCAGATTGCGTGCGATTTTCCCCGCCCCGGTTTCCCTTTCAAGCCAACGAGCGGCGTTTTGAACGGCCAGCCCTCAAGCTGCTTCCGAATCACACTCGGAAAATCGGTCAGCGATGCCATAGCGTACTGCGCTGGCACCTCTGCTTCAACGGGACCTTCCTGTTTCGCAACGTATCGTCCATCGACGATTTGCGTGTAGCACAGATGGCAGACGTGGCGATCCTGTAGATCAGAGGCACCGCTCTCGACGTGACTGTCCTTCCACGTGCCGCAACTGTAGCATTTGTACCAATGTCCGCGCCAAACCATGCCGTTAGGTTCGGTCCGTTCGGTCAGCGTGCCCGCGCTGGGTGCGCCGTGGATGTCGTTAAGTATTGCCGCGATTCGGTCCATTTTATACTCCGTGCGGTTGATCTGACGAGAACCGGTCTATTACGCTTGAGAACCAATCTACAGGGAAGGTTTTTCTCGACAAAGATCGGTCTGGCAAGGTGGAGGTATCGGCGCCGGGTATCGCACTATTCGGCCAGACCTGCGTTTCGGTGCGCTCAATGATCCGATGCTCGTAAGTCATCGTATGGCCGTGACACTCGTAATTGTCTCTGTCCATCCAATGTTTGGCACGGACGTAGTCGTGCATGTAGTTGTCGGGCTGGTCTGGATCGTCTAGCCACGGGCCGCCCTTGTACCGCTCTTGAACGATGAAAAGTCTGTTCATTCCTTCACCTCCTCGGTCGGCGCCTTAGGACAGAACCGCGACACCATCGTCACGACCAGTTCCGGCCCCGCCATCAACTCCGAAGACAGTTCCGCGACCTCGTGAAGGATGGTTCTTTCTACGATCTTTGCCTTTTTAATTTCCTCTCTCAACAAACCCTGCCGCCTCACGGCCTCTCTCTTCACGAAAGCGGTGAGGTTGTTGCACAGCGCTGAAGCCTCTTCCATAGTCAATTGGATATGGCCCTCTTCCTGCAACTGCTCTCCGATGCTGTTACACACAGTCAAGGGTCCGGACGCGGTAATTTGCAAGCACATCCCGCGTTGGTCTCCGCCCCAAAAAATTACGACCGTATGGTCTTTCATATTGGTTTTGAGCTCTGTACCCATCGTCGTTCTCTCCTTTGTCAAGTCAGCGCTTCTCGGGTTGCTTTCGGCAGCGATTCATTCGCCATGCTCCACCTCCTCGTTGTTGACGGTTATCATGCCGGCCTCTTGGTGGTCGAGTACGTCACCGCCACGTTCCGCGCAACGTCGTATTCGCGTCCGCAGTCCTCGCACTCCCTAGAACCCTCGCTCATCTCCCAACTGTTGCTACACTCGTAGCCGCACCACGGGCACGTCACCTCGTCCGTGTAGTCGGTATCGCAGTCGACCTCGGCTATCCGCTTTTCCACGCGCTTTTTGTGGCAATCGTCGCAACGCACGCCTCTTGTGCGGGTGCAAAGTCCCTCTCGCGTTCCGCAGTCGTCGCAGTGGTAGTGCTCTTCGCACCGCCAGACGTATTTCGGGGCTGGTCCCCCGCAAACCTCGCATTTAAATGGCATTCGCTTCCTCCCGGTTGACTGTGTGTTCCTTCAATCGCCGCAGTTTGTTCGCCAGTCGAATTGCTTCGGTCGCATGCCCTATGGCCCTGCCCGTTTGGGTCTCGACGCGGTGCTGGGGGTCGGTGATACGGCGCAGATGGTTGCGAAATCCCTCTATTTGCCTTTCGATTTTTGCCTCCAGCACTCTCACCGATTCCTCATTCGCCATTTGTCACCTCCTCGTTGTTGGCGGGTATCATGCTGTTGGGCACCACATGCAGTATGCCCCAGTCACCCTTTGCCATGGTCCGTTTGATGCCTTCTCCGCGATGCCCGCATATCTCGCAGAAGTCTGTTCTCGCCGGGTTGTCTGGAGTCTGGTCAAAGCCAGCATGACAGCGGTAGCAGACATGCCCAACAATCGCCACCAAATGCGGGCTAATCTCCATGTTTCACCTCCTCCTCGTTGGCCGCAAATAACGCGGCGGCTCGGTAGGCATCCCGCTTTTTTCTGAACTCCGCGACGCACCGCCGGCACTTACCTTTTTTTTGGATGCAAAGGTCCCATCCCGAGCCGTCTGGATATGCGGGCCCGGTAACCATCCACCGACCCGCGACACGTGTTGATTTCGTCAGCGCTTCATTGCCCATGTTTCACCTCCTCCCGTTGACGGATATCATGCTGTTGGATTTATTCAGGAACCCGCCGAACACGGCGAGCACCGTTGCAAATACAACCTTGCCCCACGACGCTTCGTAAGTCGTGCTTGGAAACATGGTCGCAAGGTTCAGGGCAGCAACGAAGCCACCCATCACCGTGAGGAAAAATCCAACAATGGGTCGGAGCGTATTGTCAACCCGGCGAGCGTTGATCTTCATTTCGAGCCTCCTTCTCGGGTTGGCAAACGCTCAACCCTGTCGTTGGGCGTACAGTCCTCTGGATGCGTCTTGCACCCATCATCCCAGGCTTTGCGTCTTTCCAGCGCGGTGATCACTGTTTTGATTCCATGCTGGAATGCGCGGTACTTTCCATCGTCCGCGTCCCTGGCGTACCCACCGCAGTAATCGAGACAGCTTTTTGCGACCTTGATCGCTTCCTCATCCATTCGCCACCTCATCCTTCTTCCTCGTCGAGTACGTCACCTCCACGTTGCGCTGCACCTCGTATTCGCGTCCGCAGTCGTCGCACTGCATAGCACCCTCGCTGATCTCCCAACTGTCCCCGCACTCGTTACCGCACCACGGGCACTTCACCTCGCTCGTGTAGTCGGTATCGCCGTCGAACTCGGCTATCCGCTTTGTCACGCGCTTTTTGTGGCAAGGATCGCACAACACGCCTTCTGTGCGGATGCAAAGTCCCTCTCGCGTTCCGCAGTCGTCGCAGTGGTAGTGCGTGTCGCACCGCCAGATGTGTTTAGGGGCCGCCTCACCGCAAACATTGCATTTAAATATCATGCTTCACCTCCCGTTGACGGATATCGCGCTGTTCGCAGGATCAAATATCACCGATCGCCTCTTGGAGATCAGTCACGCACCAATCCCCGCGAATCACGCGACGGATCAAGCCCTTGAGTCGTTCGATCTCGCACTCTCGGCACGGTTTGCCCTTTACCTTGTCGCGATGGTCGGGGCAGAACGGTAACGCCTGCATGTACGACCGCCGCAACTCCAACTCACGCTCCTGCCGTCGTTCTTCCTTCGAGGGTACAAGCCCCGCGAACCCCATCCCGTCTTCAATGTCTGTGTGTGCCATCGGATGACCTGCGAACAATTGGATGCAATCGAGCGGCCCTCGGCATCGGTTTTGAAGTGAAGTCAATCGGGGCCGCCGATTGATCCAAAGCGTTCGCCTCATCCACGGCACGCCGTACGCGGTCGGCGTTGTCGCAGAGTTGCCATTCCTCGGTCATCTCACCGCACGCCATGTTTACGACGCACATCGCAGGGGGCTTTGCCGACACCCCCACGACCTTGCTCGACTCGATCCACAGCAACTTCCCGTCGTATCCTCCAACCTCGATCAGCATTTCATCCTCCTTTCAGAAAAGGCCAACAAGCCACCGGACCTTATCGCGGCTAGCGCCGCGAAAGGTCACTGGCGGTGTTCGGCTTCAATGACTCCAACACCGACCATGGTACGTCAACCGGATCGGCGAACTTGTGCCCGCTGCAATGCTTGTTTGCGTCCTCCTCGGTGGCATGGCATGAACAGGCTGTTGCGCCCATTCCCCGGTCTTCTTCCACGACCACCCAAAGCCGAACAAGGCAGTGGAGGCTATTGCCATTCGCTGCGCTCATTCGGAAACCCTCATGCTGTTGTTCTGTTTCATTCTCCATGTGTCACCTCCGTATCTATCGGCGGCAGACGCAGCGAAGTTACGTATTCCTCTACCGTCCCCTCGACGACGCGGAATTTGATCACTAGCCCGTACTTCTCAACGAGGTCATCCTCCAGTAACAAATCCCAGTTTCCGCCGATCGCAGTTAGCATTTTTTGCCAGGATCGCTCTCGCAGCACCAAGCCTGGTTCGGTCGGGTGCGGATCAACCTCCCACCACTTGATTCTCGTTTCCAGCGTTTCGCCGTCTGGCACCGGATTCCCCTGCCAATCCGTGTGCTCTCTGCGGGGAACGGCCTTCGCTTCCTCCAGCGCTTTTCGTTGATTATTTGCCCAAGCGATTACATCCGCCGGCGTGTAGCGGAGGCTTCGCTTTGAGATCCTGATACAGGGCAGGTCTTTTTCCCTGAGCCAGGTCTTGACGGTGGACACCGACACATTCAACAATGTTGCTACGCCTTTTATATCCAATAGCTGTTCCATCTCTTTGCCCTCAGGTTTAGTTAAGTTGCTGACATATTACGGCATTAAAGGTCAGGTTGCAAGAGGAAAAGAGCAAGTCTGGTTAATGTTTGTGGTTTTTTATTGTGCATTGTCGTAAAAAGTGTGTATATGTACTTAGGTACCTAAGATGGAGACCATTCTTACATGGGTAGCCGCCGCCAGAGCTTAACGGAAGAAGAGTTTAAGGAGTTGAGCGAGAAGTACCTCCGCGAGGGGTGCTTAGAGGCGTATTTGCTCCGCGTGGAACATTGGATTGCCACTAGTAAGAAGGATCGGGCGCAGGCCAGGTATCAGGCTTGGCGAGATATTGAGAGGCGTGGGCATAAGAAAATCGTGCGGAATAAGCGCACTACCATTGAACTGGCTGAATTAGGTCTGGAATGTGACCTGGCGAATGGGACGACTGACGAAAACCTGCCTGTTGACGTGGTGGTCAATGGCGCCCATGACAAATCAAAAACAGCCGGCCACCTCGAAGTCGTGGGTTGGGTATTCGAGAATATGTTCAACGCCGATGTGACTCTTGAGACGGCACCTTCACCAGGCGCCTACGGCCTATGGCGGATGTGTCAGGACTCCGAAAAGATTCGCGCTGATTTTTACACCCAGATTTGGATGAAGCTGGCCCCGAGTAGACACGAACTAGACGATCAGCATCGATTCCAGGATGACGGCCGCGAGGTACTGCCGATCATCGGAGCGTGTAAGTTGGCGCAAGAGATGGCTGAGAGAGAGGCCGGATGATCCTCAAACTCGTAAAAAAGCGTTCGCCTTACTACGGCATGGTGCCGAAGGATTTCGACGCGAATTTGCGATTTCGTGAGGAAATGATTCGCGAGGCCGCGAAGAGCAAGCGCAATCGCGAAGACCTTTGGATTATGTGTAGCCGGGACCTACTGTTCTATCTGAATACATTCAGTTGGACGTATAACCCAAAAAAGAAGTGGGCGAAGGTGCTGCCCATGATCACATGGAAGTTTCAGGACGACGGGCTGCTTGCCATTGACGATGCGATTGGCTCTCACGACTGCTTAATCGAGAAATCTCGGGACATGGGCGTCACGTGGATGTCCCTTCTGGTTATGGAGTGGCGGTGGCACTTCAGGGAAATGGAGAGTTTCCTGATGGTCTCGCGCAAAGAGGACCTGGTCGATAAGAAGGGAGATCCGAAAAGCATCTTCTGGAAAATCGACTTCGCATTGAAACACCAGCCAAAATGGCTGAAACCCAGGATGGATCGAAAGAAACTCCACCTGGAGAACTTGGACAATGGTTCAACGATCGATGGCGAGAGTACGACCGGAGACGTGGCCCGCGGTGACCGGCGAACAGCAGTTTTCCTCGATGAGTTCGCAAGTGTTGAGAATGGCGAGGCCGTAGAGAGCGCCACACGCGATGCCACTGACTGCCGCGTCTTTAATTCGACCCCGAAGGGGGTTGGAAACGCCTTCTATACCAGGCGTGAACAGATGATGAAAGAGAACCTCACAGTACTGAGGTTCCATTGGTCTGACCATCCCGAGAAGAGTGCCGGCCTTTATTTCGACGAGGAGGGTAAGCCGCGGAGCCCCTGGTACGACCTTCAGTGCAAGCGCGCCGTCCACAAGATGGAAATCGCGCAAGAACTGGACATCGACTATCTAGGTTCTGACTACCAGTTCTTCGATGCGGCCATTTTGGATAAGCACGAGAGAGAGTTTTGCCGCATTCCGTTTTTAAAAGGCGACTTGAGGTTTGAGCCGGACACCTGCATCCCGAAGGACCTTATGCAGAGTGAAAAGGGGTGCTTGAAGCTCTGGATCTACCCTGACGCCAACGACAATATGCCGACTGATCGCAGTTACGTAGTTGGCGTGGACATCGCCACGGGCACCGGCGCCAGTAACTCTGTTATCTCCGTTGTGGATCAGAAGACCGGCGAGAAAGTGGCTGAATACGCCTCTTCTATCGTGTCGCCTGAAACCCTGGCATCACAGGCCCTGGCGATATGCAAATGGTTCGAGGGGATCGAGGGAGATGGCGCGTTTCTGATTTGGGAGGCAAACGGACCAGGCCGAATATTCGGGGAGAGGATAATCGATCTTGGATATCGAAACATATACTACCGTAGGAACGAACAGACTCTCAGTCACGATCCTACCGACATACCCGGGTGGTTTTCCTCTGCAAACACGAAGCTTCAACTTCTTGGAGACTACAGACGCGCCCTTTCTGAGGGTAGCCTTATCAACCGACACAAACTCGCAATCAATGAGTGTCGGGAATGGATTTATACCCAAAACGGTACTGTGGAGCATGTGAAGGCCGTAAACAGCTTTGATCCGTCTGGCGCCAAAGACAATCACGGCGACCGCGTAATCGCTGATGCACTTTGCTGGCGGGCCATGCGAAGTGTGCTGGAACTGCCCGAGGCAGAGGAAGAGGTTGTTGTACCCGTGGGCAGTTTTATGTGGCGCCGAAATCTGCGTCTTGAAGAAGCTAAAACAGAGGAATTTTGGTAATGGCTTACGATCCAGAAAACCCAGCAAGTTTCAAGAAGCTGAAGGGAGCGGCTGAGAACTCCTATAAGCAATTGTCACCATTCCGAACGGTGAGGATGCGGGTGTTGAGGGAATATGTCGGTCAAAACTATTCCGAAAATGGCGCGCCAGATAAGGTGCCCATTAATATGATTAAGACCGCAACTAACGTCTACGCCCGTATCCTTTCACCGAAGTCTCCCAAGGCCATGGTCCTTACTGATCACCAGCGCCTGAAGCCCATCGCTACCCTGATGGAGTTGAACCTGAATCACGTCATCAAGGAAATTGACCTCCATAAGACGCTTAAGATCTGGTTGCTTGAGAGTCTAATGAGCTTCGGGTGCGTGAAGATTGGCCTTGTGGATAAGGGCATGGACGAGATCGAGGGCGTCCTGCATGACGCCGGGCAACCGTACTGTGACCCGGTCTATTTGGATGATTGGGTCCAGGATATGTCGGCCCTGTCTTTTGAGACCATGGGCTTCATGGGCAATCGCTGGCGGGCGCCGATTGATTGGGCGCAGGAGAACCCCCTATTCAACAAAAAATATCGCCAGAAGCTCAAAGTGGCCTCCACCTCAGGTGGCGAGATGTCCGATGATGAGGCCGCATATGAAATAGGCGCCGAAGAGACTTCCAGAAGCGACGAATACAAGGATTACGTCGAGCTTTGGGATATGTATCTGCCCCAGGAGCGCCTGTTAATCACCTATGCCGATGGCCAGGATGAGACCGATAAGGGAGTGCCCTTGCGCGTGGTCGAGTGGGAAGGACCAGAGAGGGGGCCGTACAGGGTCCTATCGCACTATAAAGTGCCGTCCAACACGATGCCATTGCCGCCCGCGGCTGATTACCTGGACCTGCATGACCTCGTTAATCGCCTGATGCGCAAGCTGGCCAGGCAGGCAGAGAGACAGAAGACGTTCACCGGGGTCCAGGGCAACGCGAATGCAGATGGCCGGCGCGTGGTCGATGTAAACGACGGCGAAACGATCAAGATCGATAACCCGAAAAACTGGTCCGAATTTAGTGCCGGTGGCATCAATCAGCAGAATATGGCGTTTATGATCTTTGCCAGGGACTTGCTGAAAGAACAGGCGGGCAACATCGATGCCTTGGGTGGCCTTGGGGCCATGTCCGACACAGTAGGCCAGGACAACATGATCAAGCAGGCCGCGAACGCCATGGTCGAGGAAATGCAGGATACGGTCGTAACCGAGGTGGGTGGCATCCTAGAGGACCTCGCCCACTACGAATGGACCGATCCAAATCTAAGCAGGACGCTGCATATCGTCGTGCCAGGCTTAGAGGACGACATTCGGTTACCGGTTCGATTCAGCCAGGACACCCTTGAGGGCGACTTCCAGGACTACAATTTCAACATCCACCCGTATTCGATGAAACACGAAAGCCCCAGCACCAAGTTGCAGAACATCTTCACCATCTTGGAGCGGATCGTTTACCCGCTAATGCCGATGATGGAACAGCAAGGCGTCCAGGTGAACGTCGAGGGTCTGATGCGAAATATCGCCAAATTGACGAACATGGACGAACTGGATGACCTGTTCATCTTTACCTCTCCACAGATGGAAAGCGGAATGGGCGTTGTTGGATCTCCTGGAGGCAGTCGCGGCCCAGGTAAAGCGCCCTTTTCAACGCGCAGGTACGAACGGGTAAGCAAGAGCGCCAGTTCCCAGGCATCGCCCTCCCAGCAGATGATGGAGAAGATGATGGCCGGTGGTGATGTGGCTGGTAATTCAAACTCAATCGGTCGAGGAGTCGCCTGATGCCGGTCTATATTTGGAGTTGCGATAAGTGCTCCAAGGTCGTTGAGGACTTCCTCACGGTCGGTCAGATGTTGAAGAAACGGAAGCAAACGGTCAGTTGTGAATGTGGTGGCGTTGCCACCAGGGATATCGTCGCGGAACAGTCTGGCGGCAGGGTTGTGAATAAGGCCGAAACGTGGCGGAACAAGGCCCTGGAGAGCATGGCGGTACACCCAGATCAAATAAAGGAAGCAATGGCGCACGACGCCAGTAAGGGCGTGCCCACGAAGTACGACAAGCTTGGTCGCCCACTGATGACATCCAGGGGGCACATGAAACAGTTTTGCGAATTGCACGGCGTCTATGATCGAAATGGCGGGTATGGGGATGCGCAGCGCAACCACCGCTACAAAGACATCCCAGACGACCGATAACTTTTGGAGGATTACCTGTGGCCAAAGATGAGAATGCGAGTTTCGAGGACGTCCACGCTGGGATGGCGCCGGCTGAGAATGTCCTGCCAGGCGGTAAGCCCGCGAAGAAAGATTTAGAGTCTGATCTGGCTGACTTTGATGAGGCGCAAGCGCCCGAAGACGATAGTTCGATAGAGGAAGACAGTCCGCCTGAGAAGGGCAAGAAAGACGAGGCATTTGATGACCTTCAGGACCCATCCGTCGATGATGATTCCGACGAGGAGGAACCTGTACAGAAAGCGAAGGAGCGCAAGGGTAAGGATGACGCCGATGACGATTCCGGCTTTTCCCCCGAGATTCTTTCGCGTGCCGCTGACCTCGGCTTGAGCGACGAGGACGCGAAGGGCTTTAGTTCCGCCAAGGAGTTGGATCGAGCATTAGTCCTTTTGGAAAAGAGGGCAGGGTCCGCTCAGAGGCAAGAACCAGAAGCTGCGGAAGTGAAAGAAGAAGAGTTCGAGTTGAATGAAGAGGATTTTGATCCAGCCCTGGTAAGTGCATTTAAGGGCATGAAGGCGGAGATCAAAAATCTTCGTAATGAGGCCGCGGTAAGGAAGTATCAGGAAAAAACTGACCGATTTGACGATTGGATCAAGGGTCGGGGCGAGGAGATGGAGGAGGTTTACGGTAAAGGGAACGCCCAGGAGGTGCGAAGAGGCACGAAGGCATTCCAAAACAGAAGCGACGTTTACGATATGGCGGAAACGCTGCGGGAACGGTACAGAGCAATTGGAAGGAACGTGCCGGAAAGCACGATTTTAGAGCGTGCGGAACGGGCAATCCTTGGAGACCAACTGGACGCGATTAAGACCGAGAGTCGCAATAAACAGGTCCGAACAAGGCGAAATCAGTTCTCAAGTCGGCCCACGGCTCGAAAGGCTACTGGGATGAAGTCAGGAACTGCAAAAGCCGAGGCGACGGTTGGTCGATTGATGAAAGAAATGGGCGGAGAATATTAACGCCCCTAATTTAAGGAATCACAACCATGGCATTACAAGCTGCTAATATTGCGGATCTTGTAACCGCGACCCTGAGGGATCTTGGTCGGATGCAGTGGGTGGATCTCACGTCAGACTTGCAGGAATTCATTGCCCTGCCCAGTCTGATGAAGAAACATCGCTCTTCATTTTCAAGCGGTTACGAAATTCAATGGAACGTTATGAAGGGCACCTCTGGTGCTGCTCGAAACGTAGGACTTTACGCTACGGATGATTACAACGTGGATGATCAGTTGACCACGGCCAGCATTCCGTGGCGGCACTCCAACACCAATTACTCGATCGATCGACGGGAGTTGCGGTTCAACTCGGGTCCCGCCCAGATCGTGGAACTGGTCAAGAGTCGGCGGGCCGATGCTTTGATCGACCTTGCGACCCTGATGGAGACTAACTTCTGGGGCTATGCCACCAACGCCAGCACCAAGGCGCCTTTCGGCATCTCCAACTACCTGGTGTACAACGCCTCTGAAGGTTTTAACGGCGGAAACCAGACTGGATGGTCTGCAACGGCCGGAATCGACCGATCGGCAAGCACCAGCTTGGCGTCACGGTGGAAGAACTACACCGCGCAGTATACGACCATCAATAAGACCGATTTGGTCCGAAAATGGCGTAGAGCGGCTGTTTTCACCAACTTCATGGCTCCGATCTCTGTTCCTGATTACCACCGAGAGAGTCGATTCGGGTACTACACGAACTACGACGTTCTCGGCACTCTGGAAGAAATTTTGGAAGACCAGAACGAAAACCTCGGCAATGACGTTGCGTCGAAAGACGGGCAGGTCATGTTCCGCCGAAACCCAGTAATTTGGGTCCCACACCTGGACAACAACGCCACTCACGCTGCTGCCGATCCGATCTTTGGCATCAACTGGGGTACTGCTGGATTTGTGTTCCTGAAGGGGGAGTACCTGCGGGAAGCGCCCGCCAGACAAGCTCCCAACAACCACACGGTAAGCGTGGTTGACGTTGACTTGAGTTACAATTTCAAGATCACCAATCCGCGCCGAAACTTCCTCTTGGCGAAGAGCGATCCTGCGGTTGCTAACGCTGGTTAATTAGGCCCTTAAACTAAGGAGAAAGAAAATGAGTCATGGAATAGTAGAATATAAGGGCGCGTCTGCTGAAGGTGTTGGTGGTCCCTCACCTCGCATTTGGGCAGACTGTCCCTGGGCACAGGCCCAAATTGATCCCGGCATCGGGTTCGGGTTCTGGGATGACTTCCTGACAGGGCAACTCACGCCGACGATCACCACGATCATTGACGTGAACAATTACCTGATGTTTGGCTCGTCAGGCGCGACGGTAACTTATGACGGCGCTGTCGGTGGTGGCATTATTCTGACGGAAGCAACCGACAATGAGGCCGTGAGTATCACGACCCAGCAACTGCCTTATCAGTTGACGAGTGCTGGCGGTGATTTCTGGTTTGAGGCCAAGATCAAGACCAATACCATTGTCACCAATAAACAGGCTTGGTGTGTTGGTTTGATGGATTCCACGGCCCAAACGGCCACCATCCCTCTTACCGCTACCGGAGCGATTGGCGACATCAACTTCGTTGGGTTCCATCACCCCGAAGCCAATACCACGTTGTTTGACGCAAGTTATAAGGCAAACACGGTGACGCTGGTTGAGGTCAACGCCGACGCTGGAACCCTTGCGGCGGACACTTACATCAAGTTGGGGATGAAGGTTAAGGCTGGCGTTTTGAGCTTCTACGTTGACGGAGTGCAGTTGGGCTCAACGAAGACCCTCCCGAATGCCACCGGAATTGACTTCCCGGCTGATGTAACGCTTGCTCCTGTCTTGGCGCAGGTGTTGGGTGCTTCGGCGTCATATACCCTCACTATGGACTGGTGGAGGGTGTTTCAGAGGCGTGTAGCTTAATGATGTTCTTTGGGGGAGGGGAAACCCTCCCCCATTGGTCTTTGGAGGTGCTGCATGGCCGAAAGTACACTTACGCTTGGTTGGTCAGACCTTATTGCTGAAGTGGGCGACTTCCTGGGCTACGGTCGCACATCTGGTAATTGGGCCACTGCTCAGACCACCCACGTTGAGAGCATGGTTCATTCAGGGTATCGATTGTTCCTTTATCATCCCGTAGTGCCGAAATATCCGGCCCATGAATGGTCTTTCCTTTACCCTGTAACGACATTGACTGTGAATGCCGAATATAACACCGGCACGATCGCATACGACCACACTGGCGGCGCCAATGAACTTCAGGTGACGCTGACGACCGGAACCTGGCCATCCTGGGCTGCAAGCGGCAAGATTAAGATTTCTGGTTTGAAATACGACGTAAATACGCGGGTAAGCGATTCAATCATCACGCTGACGTCTTCGTCCAATCCTGGCGCGGACGTTGCTGCTTCCACGGCTTACACGCTGACGCAGGAGGACTACACCCTCCCAGACGCTTTCGGTTCAATAATGGGCGATTTCACCTATGACCCTAATGATGGCTATGCGTCCATTAAAGAGATTGGGGAAGGCGCCATTCGATCCAAACGTCAAAACGATACCGGTTCGACCAGGCCACAGTATTTCGCGATTCGCGCCATGTCCTCGGACCAGACGGCTGGCCAGAAGTTCGAGGCTATGTTTTGGCCGGCTCCGAATGCGGCCTACGTCCTGAGTTATCGATACAGAGCCTACCCCGATAAACTCTCTACCTCCGCGGCCTACCACCTGGGAGGTTCAGATCACAGTGAGTGCATTCTTGAGGCGTGCCTTGCCAAGTGCGAAATAGCCCTGGATGACGGTTTTGGGCATCACTTCAAGCAGTTTATGATGTTGCTTGAAGCTGCGGTTGAAAGAGACGGAAACCGGGGACCCGAGAACTTCGGCTACAACGGTGATGCTTCAGATGGGCATGGGAGGGCGTCCAGGGGGGCGCAGGAAGCCCGTTATGTCAGGTATAACGATACGATTTATTGAGGAGGTACGAGATGAGTGACGTAGCCGTTCGAGACGCAAATGTAGCGGGAGTATCAGACTCCCCGATTAAGTTTGCCGTAATTAGTGGCGCGACCAGCGGGGATAACACCCTGGTTGCCGCCGTTACGGGGAAAAAGATCCGAGTGATTTCCCTGGTGGCCATTCCAACGGCTACGGTGGCATTCCGGCTTGAAAGTGGTGCTGGCGGCACTGCTCTTACCGGGGTGGCCCAGTTGACCACAGTGGGCATTGTTTTGCCGCATAATCCTTCGGGATGGCTTGAAACTGCCGCCGCTACTCTATTGAACATGGAGTTGGGCGCGGGTACTCAAGTTAGTGGTTGTCTGACATACCAGGAAGTCTGATGGAGAGAGGGATCTTCGACATGGTATCTGACGCCCTACTTGAGGCAGAAGGGATGGTGGATGGAATGAGTGAGAGCGAAATTAAAGCCACCTTGGTACACATTAGGGATACTCTTGACCGTCTTGAGCAGAAGCTGAACAAAGTCGCCCGTCACGCGGAGGACCTGCGGATATGGCGCGCAGAGGTAGATGCGCGACTAAGAGTAGGTTCTCAAGAGTTTAGTGAGTTAAAGGCCGAGCTTGAAACGAAGATAAACAAAACAACGGTTTTGGCGTATTTAGCGGGCGCCGCTGGAAGTGGTGCCGCTTTGATGAAACTTTTTGGAGGATAAGCCATGTCTGAGCATTTGAAAGAAGGATTGTTGACGAGCGAGTTTGAGAGGGCAAAAAGCGCCGGTGTGTGGGGAATCGTGGCCATCATCTTGGGTGCTGTGACCACCATCGGGAGCGTCGTTATCCCGACCCTCGATCACAATTCAACTGCTGGCATCATCGCTGGCGCGGTACTGTCCATTGTGGGTGTTATCGGGAAGACTCTCGCGGACTTGGGGTACGTGAAGAGTCGCACAGAGGTCAAGGTTGCCGCGGCCTTAGCTTCTGCTGAAAATAAACCTGCGGCCGAATAGGAGGTGATTGAGATGGGTAAGACGTACACTGGTGGGGGCAAAGGCAGCGCGAAGAAAAGCTCCCACAAGAGCGGTGGAAAGTGCGGCAATAGCGCCGGACAGTCCATGGACGTGTGGGGCAAAGACAAACAGAGTATGAAGGGGTCGGGCAAGAAAAAATAGGGGGTTGCTATGGGTGTTGGGGCAATCATTGCGCTGGTCGTGGAGATCTTGAAGTGGCTCTTCACGCCCACACCCATTAAGGAGGTGACGAGTGTTACGGACAAGGTGGTTGGCGCTCCTGCTGCTTCTGCTTACGTGCGGTTGCGTCTCGAACGAGAAAAGAGTGGTGGAGCGGCACTTCACCGTGTCTCGGTTGGGAACACCGCACCGGGTCGTGAGCAAGGCGGACGAGAAGCAGGTGGTACGGGTGCAGGCGATGGCGAACCAAGAATTGGTTACAGGCACGGTTGACGCTACGGGGATGGTTCTTCTCGACGAACCAACCTACGAGCTTTACAAACAGGCTTACGAAGAGAGCCAAAAAAAATAGGCATTCTCGCGGGGACCGCGCCTACGGGTCAGTTCTTCGACATCCCGCGCAGAGGAGGCAATTATGAGTGCAGGTAACGTTCTGCGTCGTTTAATCGGCGCGTTTCTGGGTGGCGAGGTAGTCAACGGGACTCCGGTGAGCGTTGTTCCAGCGATCGATGATCAGGTGTTGATTCTTGGCAACGGGACGAAGAATTTCGATGTAAAGACATTCGGCAACACAACCAGCGATTACCAGGAGTGGGATGCCTCGGCCAACAAGCATTCGTTTGTTGGTGCCGCGATTCTCGATGTGCCGGCGGGTCAGTTACAACTCGGTTCTGTTGCTGTTGGCGCCACGGCTGCGGAGTTGAACGCGGCTGCGGATGTGTCGGCCCGCATCGTCAACACAACTGCCACCACATTAGCCGTGACGGCCACAGAGCACGCCGGAAGGATTGTTAAAATTAGTTCTGCTGCTGCTATTGCGGTGACGATGCCCGCGTCCACGGGTAGTGGTAACGTGTATGCGTTCGTGCTCAATGTTGCGGCAACGGCTACTGCACACACGATTAAGGTTGCCGCGAGTAGCACCGATATTGTGGCTGGCTGCACGATCATCGCACAGACGGATACTGCGCAGGTCAACGGATTCCTGACCACTGCGACAGACGACACTATCACGCTGAACGGAACGACTCAGGGTGGGGCTAAGGGTTGCAGAGTCGAGTTGATCGACATCGCGACCAACACTTGGAATTGTCTCATCACTAGTGGGGCAAGTGGTACAGTGGCGACTCCGTTCTCCGCGACTGTCTAACGATAGTGGTGCTTGACCGCGTGCTCTTACGCGGCTATCACCCAGGCGGCGGCTACCTGGGCAAGCAGAACCCGCCAATATTTTCTCTGATAGGAGAATAGCATGAGCGAGGCAAAGAGTTTGCTTCTGGCGTGCGGAAACGCCAGGGAGAAATACGTCCATTTAGATGGACAGCCGGATTGGACTGGCAAGTTAGTGACCTGCGATATGAATCCGCATTGCGGGGCTGATGTTGTATGGGATCTTGAGAATCATCCATTGCCGTTCAAGGATGAGGAGTTTGACGAGATTGGCTGCTACAATGCCATGGAGCATTGGGGTCGCCAAGGAGACTGGCGGGGCTGGTTCAATGAGATGGCAGAATATCATCGTCTGCTGAAATGGGGTGGCCTGTTTAGTTGTTTGGTTCCCGTTGGAAGTGACGCCTTGGCCGATCCTGGGCATACGAGGTTTTTTCACCCTAACTATTTCGGCTTTCTAAGCCAGAACTTCTATGTAAACAATCTCGCTAAGGGCGCCTGCGTCACTGATTACCGTTGGTTCTGGAAACTGAATTTCAACGTCCTCTACATGGCGACACAGGGAAACCACCACCTGGGCGTTATTCTTAGAAAGGAGAAGTATGATTCCTGAAATTCCTTCTCCTTTCGACCATGCTTCGTGCCTTTTCGATGTCTCTGGTTTGCGGGTGATGATCGCCATTCCATGTGGTCCGACTCTGCCGTGGCAGACAGTGCAGTCGTTGGTCGAAACCGTTATTGTGTTAAAAGAGAAATCAATTCCATTTGAGATTACTATGGTGGCGGGGTCATCGATTGTCGAATCGGCTCGAAGTAAGGTGACGCATCAATTTCTTAAAAGTGAGTGTAATCGGTTGTTTATGATAGATTCGGATGTCACATGGTCGGCGCAGTTTGCTGTGCGGTTGCTGGCGTTGTCATCTAAATTGCCTATTGTTTGCGGCGCCTATCCAGCCAAGGTGGATCCGGTGACTTTCTTAATGGGGCACAACGTTAATGCAAATATGGTTATGAATGAATACGGATGCTTACCGATCAGCGGCATGGGATTGGGGTTCTGTATCGTCCAGCGGGAAGTGATTGAAAAGTTGGCTGAAAGGGCGCCCAAACTGACGTTCCATGACGAAGCCGAGAAGGTGGCCCATATATTCCGGTGCGACCAGATTGATGGAGCGTTCCGTGGTGAGGATATGGCGTTCTTTTCTGATGTGCGTGACCTTGGCTATGAGGTCAATCTAGATCCGACGATAACCTTGGGTCATGTGGGTGTGAAATGTTATCGCGGTTCAATCATGGACGCGATTAAGCAGAAGGTGTGATATGTCTAAGAAGATCTTCGATATCCAGTGGCCCATGGCGGGTTACGACACTTCCAGGGCGTATAAGGCCCAAGCGCCTTTCACCACGGTGGATGCTCTTAATGTGCGACCTGATGGTCCTCTTGAGGGCAGAAGCCGTGGCGGGAGCAGACCTGGCCTAGGGAAGCGGTATTTCGAGCAACTGGGCAGCGGCAACCCGGTGCGAATGCTGGAGCAATGCACGGTCTTTCGAACGGATGGTCGGGAGGTCTGGACCGATAATTTTCTTGGGTCCACGCTGGGCTCTGTCTGGGCTACCGCCTCGTGGATGTCGAATCCGCCTGGCGTCTCGGGCGATCTGGCGTCTGTTTCCGCTGCGACGGGGGCAACGGGTGCCGTTAGGACCGCTCTCAGTAACTTCGACGCGACGGCTGATTACCAACTGGAAATGTACATCGTACCATTCCAGGCAGATCATCATGGCAAATACCAGTTTTTCTTACGCATGGACGATACCACGCCAGCCGCTACCACGAACGGAGTGGTTGTTGAGTTGGTTTTGGAGAGCGCCGTAGGGGCGCTATCTGGCACGGTGAAGTCCTACAACTCCTCTGCCCTCGTGGATAGCTTCACCTTCAGCGATCCAGGTACGGATACCGCGGCGCTAGGGGGATGGTTCAAGGTCCTGATCTCAACAAACACAATTACGGTCTACTGGCGTGGCTATACGGTCCTTGCCGCGAATACCCTGACCGAGGTTGCGGCTGGAAAGCGCTTTGGGTTTGGGATTAACTGTACCCAGGCGGGCGGCACCTGCTTGGTGGATACTTTCCGCATACAGTACAAGGACTCATCCACCGGCAGCAGAATCCAGCACACCTATCTGTTGGCATCCAGCAATGGCTCGGTCTACAAGGATAACCTTCTGGGGCAGATGGTCGCGATATCGTCGTCCCTGGCGCTGAATACCGATCGATTGCTGCATGGCTGCGAACGGGGCGGCAAACTCTATGTTGCCGACACCGGATCGGTGCTGGCCAGCGGGACTGACGGGGTTCGTGGTACTGGCAACACTAAGTTCGATTCGGCGACCTACGCCGATTGGACAACCCTTGGTTTGGACACAAACAACCTGTTTCTTGAGATTACGAGCGCGACCTCAAACCTGATCAATGGCGTCTATCAGATTTCGACCGTTGCGGCAGGAGAGTTGACCCTTTCATCGGCTTGTGCGTCCGCCTCTGGCGGAACGGGGACCTTCCGCATAATCCGCGGCGTGAAGGTCGTAGACCCAGCAGCCAGCACAATCGTGCTACATGTTGCTGAATCGACGGCCTACGGAACGCCATTGGGACATCCGCTGATTGCGCTGTGGCGAGACCGCCTTGTCCATGCTGGGGACCCTGATAATCCTGGTCTTTGGATCATGTCCGCGCAGGGTAATATTGATAATTACGATACGAGTGCGACCGGGGCACAGAGGGCGATTGCGGGTTCCAATGCTGACGCCGGCAGGGTGGGAGAACCTATCCTGGCGATGGCTCCGCATAGCGACGACTACCTGATTTTCGGATGCACCAACTCGATTTGGGTGATGGCTGGTGACCCTGCCGTTGGCGGTACATTAGACGCAAGGTCACGAACTATCGGCGTTGCTTCATCCGCTGCTTGGTGTTTCGGGCCATCTGGCGAGTTTGTTTTCTGGTCACGTGACGGCATGTATGTCATGGCCGCTGGCGCCGGTGGCACTCCAACGAGCGTTTCCCGCGAAAAAATGCCTCAAGAGTTGCTGAACCTGGATCCCACTAAACACACGGTACAGCTTGAATACGACGTAGCGGATCGTGGCGTGCATATCATGGTTACGCCCAATGATGCAGGCACAACGCAAAGGCACTTCTGGTTTGATTGGGAGACACGTGGTTTCTGGCCTCTGACACTGACCTCCACCTCAGAACCTACAGCAATGACTCGGTTCGTGTCAGAGGTCGCCCATGAGACCGGCGTGATCCTTGGCGGGCGAGATGGCTACTTGCGTTCGTTCTCGGATCTTTGGGAGAGCGACGACGGGACCGCCTTTTCATCCAACTGCTTCATCGGACCCATCAACATGGGTGGCGGCGACTACTACGAGGGTATTTTGTCTGAGGTATACATGACGACAGATACGTCTTCGGGTGACGTGGACATTGCGGTTCACGTTGGGAATAGTGCCGAAGCGGCCAAGGATTCGACGGCATTTGCGACGTATGAGTTCAATACCGCTGGGCTGAACCACAAGCACCGGCCACGGGCTCGGGGCCAAGCTCTTTACCTCAACGTGAAGAACGGAGAGAGTAGGCGGAACTGGGCGGTTGAATCCATTGGTGGCGTGATTGTTCGGAAGGGGAAGAGGAGGCTGGTGTAAATGACTGACTTCCGTCTCAATTCACAGAGCCAACTTGAAACGCGCCGCGCACTTCAGCAGATTGCAAACGAGAGCATGTTGTCTGCCGCATCTGCCGCAAACTGGACAGACCTGACCGATGGTGGCATAACGACCCTGCATGAACACAATGCAGATGATATTAATATGCCTAAAGTCGGGACGCCAACGCTCAATACGCTGGCGGAAGATTTTACGACTCGCGGCTCTGCTGGAGTGGCGGACGGGACACTTACGTACCTCTCGGTGGGATCAACCGCAGTCAAGGTTAGCGTTGCAGCAGGCGAGGGGTATCTCCGAACAAGCGCAGACCCACAGGCAGAATTGGTGTTTTGCAAATGGTCCGCATCTGCTGACCTGTACACGTTCTCTGCCCCGGCGGCGGAAACGGAAACGGAAATGTTCTTTGGTATCTCATACAACGCGGGGACACCGATTGCAATCAATTCGGCTACGTTCAGTGACTTCAACGGCTACGACAAGATATCTCTGGGGAGTGCGTTCTATGACGGCACGAACATGGAGATACTAAACGCATACCATCACGCGGAAGATACTGCCAAATTTACGAGGCAATACTTGCGTGAAGTGTTCCCGTTCATGCGCGAGGAAGCACCGGAGGGAACAGGTGGACTGGAGTTATCGACCAGCGGCACGAACCAGATGAGTATGACGGCTGGTCATATCTGGCATGGCTTCAACCAGTACATGATTAACGCCATTGCAGCGGGAGCACAATTCGCCACGCACTACAAGACGGCGGCGGGGTTTGTTACAGGTACGGCAACAGCGTGGAACGCAACGGATTACAGTACTGGGGCGGCACTGGCGGCGATGACCGTAAACCGCTACGGGGTGCGCTGGATTTACATAGACGTTGGGAAGAATAGCGTTGTCGGGTCGGCATATAACGCGCAGCTTGACATGGTATATGGTACGAGCAACGCGGTCAGCGTTGCGGCTGCGCAACAGGAACTGGCACCGAGCGTCCCAACTCACCTGGGGTATCAAGGACGGCTAATAGGCAGGATCATCTTCCAGAAATCAGCAACGAGTGCTACGCTGGTTGAGTCGGCGTGGACAAATATGTTCGCCGCGTCTGCCGTTGGCGATCACTCGCTGCTCTCGAACCTGCAAGGCGGGGCGGCATCTGATTATTACCACCTGACCTCCGCGCAGGTTACCAAGTTGGATGGCATCGAGACCGCCGCCGATGTGACCGATGCTGCAAACGTGGACGCAGCTGGTGCCGTGATGAACTCAGACACGAGTACCGCAGCCATGAGCTTCGTGATTGACGAGGACACCATGGTCAGCAACTCCGCCACGAAGGTGCCGACGCAGCAATCGGTGAAGGCGTATGTTGACGCTGCTTCGGGTGGCGGGTTTAAGGAAGCACTTTTGGCAAGGAGCATGATTGTCTAATGGCTATCGTACTTGCAAATACGGATGAAACGCTGGAGATCTATCAGGCGGAAAGTCCGACTACCGATCCGAGTTTCATTTGCACCTATACGGACTACACCGCTACGGCGGCCACGCCTGGGCGTGAAATTGGAACGCTGGCAGATGGTGGTGATAAGACCATTGTTTCCGCTCCTGGCGCAAGCACACAGCGGGTCATCGAGACGGTTTGCATTAACAACCTTGATGCTGCCGCAATTACCTTAACGCCAATGTTTGACGAGGCCGGAACAGAGTACGCCTTTGGAACATTCACGGTCAACCCTGGCGAACAGTTGATATACGCGCAGGGGTCTTGGCGAGTTCTTGCCGCAGGATCTGATGCCTCGTTTAGCAAATCGTATGAAAATCTGCTTATTAACGGGGGGTTCGATTTTGCCCAGCGAACGACGCCTGGAACGCTGACGACTGTTGCTACCGATGCTTATGGCCCTGACCGGTGGCGAATGGCCAGGGAGACGGCCTCCTTTCAGTTCAAGCGGTTTGATGCAACCGGCGAGTCGGGCCTGACCTGCAAAAACTACGGGCAGTTCTACAGCACCGCTGGGGGTAAGATCCACATTTGCCAGATCATCGAAGGCGTCAACTCCGTACCGCTGCGCAGCAAGGCGGTGACATTCCAGGCAAAACTGAAGGCCGACACGGCACGCACCTACAGGATGGCTGTCATTGAGCTTCAAAACGCCGGGACCATCGACACGATTCCAGCCACGTTTTGTACGGATCTGACGACGGGCACCGGGACGGATCCAACTCTGGGGACCAACCTCGCGGTTATCACTGCGGCGCAAAGCAAAAGTGTTACAACGTCCTGGACGCAGTTCTCTGTTACGGTCACCGTGCCGAGCAATTCCAAGAACCTGATATGCGCCATCTGGTCCGACGCGACAGATATTGGCGTGGGCGGGCATCTCAACGTAGCCGAGGCGGGGCTCTATGCGTCATCCGCTGTTCAGCCATGGGTTCCAAGACCCATAGGAGAAGAACTTGCACTGTGCCAACGGTATTACGAGAAAACATATGCGCTGGATACCCCACCGGCATCGGTTACCTCGACCGGGTTGGTAGACTTTGCTGCTTCTAGTCAGAGTGGGGAGAATGTCCTCTATGCCGGCATGCTTGCCGTAGCCAAACGTGCAGCGCCGACTATAAGTTCTTGGCACGCCGATGGTACCTCTGGGACCTGGGCCTATGCAAGGAATGGTGCCTCTGGAACTGCCTCCGTTTCTGTAGACCTAATATCAGAGCACGGTTTCCGGTTGTACCTGGCTATCGGGGCCGCATGGGTGGTAGGCAACGTTCAGGGGCATTGGGCTGCGGTATCTGAGCTATAAGGGGGCACAATGTATCTAATAACAAAAGATGGCGTGGTGCGAAGGATTGTGGAGGGCGCATGTATCCCGCACGACCTTCGCAATACAGACTATCGCACATACCTGGAATGGATCGCGGACGGCAACGTCGCCCCAGTTGAACCCACGCCACCCCCTACGCCGGAGCAGGTCGAGATGACGTCCCTTCGCCGGCAACTCCGAGACGAGACCGAGGATCAATGGCTGGCCCGAACCGAAGTGCAGCGGCAGAAGTTCATTTTGCGAGCATTGAAGGCAATCGAGAAACGAATATGAGAAGCCTAGCCGAGCGTAAAAAGATTTTGGTCAGTCCTGCAGGGGCAACGCCGACGAACTGGCCTACGGGCTGGCAATTCCCGGCGCCACCATGGCCCCCAGGGTTCCCGATGGCGTGGAAGAACGATGAGGTGGTGCGTCTTTCGCTGGGCGTGCTGCCATTCTACGAAGACGGCAAGTTCCTAATTTCGTGCGTCTGTATTGACGCCTACGCGGAGGACACAGACATCCTGAATGGCCTCTTTACCGAAGTGCGGGTGATCGGTACAGACGGCGAGTTGATCCGAATGCGGAAGGCGCCGGAAGACCCATGGAGCCGTATCGGGTTGTTCCAGATACGCCTTTACAACTGGCTTAACTTCGGCATCCACGAAATTCTCTACCTGGATGCGGAGCGGGCTACGCCAGAGGCGATGGTCACGATAGACCTTTATGGGGTTTTGCGCGGACCTCAGGCCGCTTTCAGTGGGCTGAAAGTGAGGGTGTGATGTGTCCTGGGCGTACTCCTCACTTGCCGCTGATCCCGTCGATGACCCTCGTCCTCCTGATTGGCCTCCCGAGTGGCCACCTCCGGTTGATCCAGACGATCCTACCACTCCTCCTGGTGGAGACGATCCTGATGATCCTCCGACATGGCCACCAGGTTGGCCAATCGATGGTTTCCTTGATCATACCTGCACGGTTACTGCGCCGGATGAAATTCAGGAGGGCGTTGCATTTACGATTGAGGCCGAGGTGGAAGATGGAGCGGGCGATCCAGAGAGCGCTCTTGATGACCATGTGATGAAGGTGTCGGCCACGATGAATGGCAGCACGCTTCAGATCAAAGTGAGTGGAGGCAACTTTGCGAATCAGCTTTACTACTCGATTTCAAACTATACGGGGTCGAAGTACGGTATTAGCGAATCGATCTTTGCGGATGTCGATGTTGACACGGATTTGGACGAGGTGGTTACATTCACGTGTTCGGTCATATCGGTTACGCCGAACATAACAGGAACAGATACGTCAGTAGTCGTCTTGGAGGAAGATCTCTTGTGGGCTGAAGTGGCAACTACGGGGAACATTACCCTTTCGGGCGAACAGACTCTCGATGGCATCCTCACGGCGGCGTCGAAGGTGCTGGTCTGGAAGCAGACGACGGCAGCGGACAATGGGCTGTACACTTCAGCCGCTGGGGCCTGGACGCGAGACAACGCATTCACCGCTGCGGACAAGATCTACAATCCTATTGTCGTGGCGCGAGGACAGGGATACGGCCAGAAGATGTTTGTCTGTACCGCTGCAAATACCGTCAAGCTTGCCGAGAAGTCGTGCAACGTCAGGGTGGCAACAACGGCGAACCATGGCCTAAGCGGTACGTCGAATGTGGACGGGCAGGCAATTTCCGCGGGCGACATCGTTCTTGTCTGGATCCAGAGCACGGCATCACAGAACGGCCTTTACACGGTCCAGTCGTCAACATGGACGAAGATCATGGACTTCGATTCTGACTCGCTGCACAAGGTTGTAGCGGTCACCTTGGGTACTCTCTACGGGAAGCTTTCGTTTAAAGTAACGGCCACGAACACGGCGGCGGCAATGGGAGCGGTGTATCTATAATGCCAGCGGGAACTGATCTGATTACTTGGAATCCGAGGGTCGGCGCGACCAGCGACGATCGGTATGATATTGCCGCAGATACGCCAATTAAAAATGGCACGTACGCTTACTCAGACCCGCCCACTATTGACGAAGTAAACAGCGGAACTGGTATTAATCAGATTATTGCGGAGATCAATAGGCGGGCAGGGGAAAACGAAGTGTTGATTGAAGATAATTATTATTCGCAATCGTATGTAGGAAATGGCGCTAAGATTGCAGTGCAAAATTTTACTACCCTTATCGATGCTGCGAGGGTAAACGCGGAACAGTCTGCGTACTCATGGCCAACAACTCCGGTTGCCGGCAACGTCGTTGATCAAAATTGGTTTTTTCATATGCGAAAAGCCTTGGCCATAGATCACATTCCGGTTTACCTAAACCTATCTGACCACACTGTTATTTCCGGCTTTCAAGAAAAACTTGCGTTTTACATTGACGCACAAAACAATTTTTATCCTCCCACGACTAGGACGGTAGCGGCCAATAATTTATACATAAAAGTTGGGCAGGATTTTGCGTCACCCCGTTATTACGAATGGCGAGGGTATTTGTTTTTTAGAATACCATCGAGCATACCGACATTGGGAGACGCAAAGCTTTCTGTTGTGTGGCTTGAGGATCAGAGTGATACTAATTTTACGCTGGATTTTTATCGGTCCAATTCTCACCTACCGCCTTTCACGACTGCGGATTGGGGGAATCTAGATAACCTTGAGGGATCTATAGCAGCTTCAGGAATAAGCGTGGGAAGTCGAAGTGAGATCGACGTGGATCACACCGCTATTTCTGGCGGTTCTGGAACCACTTATATCATCGTCTCTGATAGGGAAGTTGCTGATACAACCCCAGCGGGGGAGGAATGGATCACGATTCAAACACATAACGATTCTCCTCCATTAACCGACCCCCAGAGTGTCCCAATTTTAAAACTCTACACAGCATAGGAGGAAACAATTATGTTATTCGCATCACCAGGGGGCGGGAGCGACAGACA